GCCAGCCCTGTGCGCCTTCGTGGAGCGTCAAACCTTTTCCCCATTCGTCGGCAAAATCCAGCGCTTCGTCAATTGTCATTGCCAGTTTCATCTGCATTCCTCACACATAACTCCACGTTCAAACCGCGCCTTCGGCGCTTGGACGTGCCGCAAGCGGCCCGCCGTTTACCTCGGCGTTAGAACTCATTTCCCCAATGCCTTTGCCAAGCAAAGAGAACTGGTTCTGTTGTCGCCGCTAGCGGCCTCGATCGCGCACTTCGCAGAAATCGGGTCTGCTCCGTTCTTTATGGCCTCAGCGACCAAGTGCTGCCTATTCATCGTGCATGCCACCGGGCTTAACAGCAGCGCAAAAGCGGCAATGATTGCAGTAACCCATACGATCATCGTTTTTGTGTCCATTTGCTTCTCCTGAAAAGAGTTCTAACATTCCGCTCCACCGGATCGGCCGCAAGCGGCCTCCCGGTGAGCTACAGCGTTATGCCTCACTCGAATCTAGCTCCGAGTGCCTTGGCATCCTTAATCACCTTGAGCGCCTTCCCAAGGTCTTTAGGCTGCACGTCGATGCGAAGATTTTTCCAATAGATCGTGATTTCGTTGGCGTCGAAATTCACTTCCAGTTCTTCATCCGCCGACCTGCACGCATCGAACACCTCTTGCGCCGCTGCTTGTATGCTCACTTGTCGTTCCTTTTTTCGTTGTTTGCCGAGTCATAACCCGGCGCTCAAAAATCGGACGGCTTTCAGCCGCCGTTTAGCTCTGCGTTAGTCGTCATGACCGCCGCCAAGAATGAACACCTTCCGCGTTCTCTCGCTTCCGTCCGCATTGGTTTCCGCCCACCCGTCACCATCGGCCATCGTAATCTCGTCGGCCTCTGCTTCCGTCACGTCCAAGATCGTCACGCCGTCGTCTTCGAGCGGATGGTAGAAGCTCGCCTTATTCACGCACACAGGGCGTCGTCCTTGCCCGTCTGCTACCAGTTCTCCGAGCATCTTGTGCAGCCGTGCAACTGTCATTGTCGCCATCATCTTCTCCGGGCGTCATCCGCCCAACAGGTTAATCGATCGGACCGGCCTAATCGGCCGTCCGCTCATTGCCGGCGTTGGGCGGCAGCGATGCCAGGCGCTTCTGCTCTTCTGGGCTATCGATGGTCATTGTGTAGCCGCAGCACTTCGGCCAGCCGTTGCGCATCGCGTCGGCGGCGTCTGTCCGCTGAGTCCTGCCGCACTGTCGGCACCACACCTGCCCGCGTGCAAGTTGCGGTATTTGCTGCGCTGTCGTGTTGTGTAACATCGTCTCTCCTTATTCAGCCGCACAACTGGGAGGTCAACGCGGACCTTCGCCGCTATCGCGGCTTGCCTGTTACCGCTGCGTTATTCGTCCTCAAGGGAGTAGCCCCAATCCAATCTGTCAAGTGCAATGTCTCGCATCAGGTTGTCCCGGTCTTCATCGCTCATCGCGTGCCACTCTTCTTCGGTCAAGCCCAACTCATCCAGCGTCGTCGTTCCTTTTCTGCATGAGGCGTTAGAGCGCATCCGAATGGCGTCTTCAAGGTAATCGCAGGCAAACATCTTTTGCATGTCGCCAGCCCCTTCCCAATAGTCACCAACGGCGCTAACCAGCTTTGCACATGCTTCGCGCTCTACTGCCGTTGCCGCCTTCCAGACGCCCCACGCAATCTGCGCGTTCATGTATTTGTATGTTCCGTCCGCCGCTCTCTCAAGTGACTTCGGCATGTCGCCCGCATACCACTTTTCAAACTGCGCTCTAACTGTCACGTCGTTCAGACCTGCCGCAATAGGCTCAGTGCTCATTTGTCTTCCTTTCCGTGCGGCAGTCCGCACACGTTGGCGTTACTCTTCCCCTCCGCTGCGGCGATCCAGCACTGCCACGACAAAACAGGTACATCTTGGCATGGGTTGATTCCGCGCTTCTCCATGAATTCCTTCAGCGCTTCTACCGTGTCGGCTGCGTTATCAGTAGCACTTGCCACAAGCTGCTTCTGTCGAGTAGTGATAAACCCGCCGAAGTCATACAGCGCGGCTGCAATGATTTGCTGGAGCGCTTCTTGGTCCGGTCGAATCATGTCAGGCTGCACGACTGGCGCGGCGTAGAGGGGCGTTCCCGCTTTCAGGTTTTTCGTCGGCAGAACATACTCGCCCACATATCCGACTTCTTCCTGCCCCGACTGAGCCTCAAGCACTGCGGCTTCGATGGCGCGGATAGCGTCGAAAGAAACTCTGTGCGTTACCAAAAGATCGTGCATGGTTTTGTCGCTGAGTACTCTCATTTCATTTGCTCCGATACAAGTATGTGACTCGGCATTCGTTCGGGTTATGTCCGTAGCTAATAGGGCAGCCGCACCACCAGCATTTAGGCGTGTAGATCATTTCCCTTCCTCCTTCGTCGCGTCGTCGATTGCTGCCTCCATTGCTTCACCTCCGACCTTAATAGCCTCGATCATCGCAATCCACAGGTCATTATCATGGTCACGCAGCCAGCGATAACGCTCCGCATCCTTCTGCGCTGCGGCGAGTTCTTCCCTGAGCCGTGCGTTCTCGGCCTGTAGAAGCTCGACTTCAGTGGATAGCATCATTTCAAGTCCATTTGCCATCACGCTTCTCCCTGTTCGATTGCTTCGGCGCATTCTTCTCTGGCCATATCGCCTACTGGATTCACACCAGTCATCTGGCCTTCACAAATCTTCACAGCGTTCTTCGTTGCTGCGTTCCATGCGGCTTGCCACACAGATGCAACCGGAGAATGGTCAGGGTTGAAATCCTCGCCGTACTGTTTCTCGTACGCTTCTCGGCACTTGCTCATCACTTCTCTCCTGTCTGGTGGGGCCGGGTAGGTTAGTAGGAATCCGCATTCACTACCTTTCGCATACCAATCCGGCCCCGTTGATCATGCAAGCATGTAAAACGAACAGTGAAGTCCTGGTATGCGCTTGATTGCTTCGTCTTCAATCAGCCGTGCTACTGCATCGCGGCAACTGGTCTTGCTCACGCCTGACATGTTCACAAGCTGCCCGATGCTGTACGCCATCTCAGTTTTCATCGCAGACAGCACAGCTTGTTCGTTCAACGCCTTTTGTGCGTGTGCCGGGTTTGCCTTGATGGCATCGTCCGACACGACCTTACGGGCAGCACACCGGGAACCTGACATTGCGTAGCCGAGAACCTTCCGACCCCCGACAACAGGGGCCGGTTTTCCTGAGAACATGAAGGAAAGGTTCAGCATGATCAGAACGGGATGTCGTCAGCGTAATCGGCCAATGCACGGTTGTTGCCCTTCGGCGCAACATCTTCCTTCGGCTCTTTGCGCTTGAATGCAAGGGACTGCCATGCGTTTTCGTTCTTGTCGTACTTCGTCCAAGCCGATACCCAGTACTCCACGCCGTCAATCATGGCGGTGCCGGTAGCGTTCGGGTGCGTGTCCTTCTCGCGCTTCTGGTTCTTAAAGAGGGAACCGCTCATGTCTTTTTGCTCGTATGCCATCACTAAATCTCCTAATTATCGAAATTGCCCCTTCTCGCGGTGGCTTACGGCACATTCCCGACCTTTTGAGTTGACCGGCAGGTCATGGAGGTTTGTCGTAATGTGCTGCGGTGGTTATTGTCCCGACTCCCGCTGCGGTGATGAATTCATGCGGCTATCTTGGAAAGTGATTGAACAGTTGCCTCTACTTCATCAATGAACGCTTGCACTTCCTTCTCAAGTTCCTTGATGTATTCCAGTTCTGGTGTGTAGCGAATGACGAACAGTTGCAGCTTTTCCGGCATCCGGTCATCAAACGACACAAAGTCGCACCATTCGCGCCTGGTGCAAGCGCATTGCCAGGCCATTTGCGGCAAATACTCGGCAGGGGCTTTACCCGATAGCAGATAGTCGATATGCGTTGCCGTGTTTGGGCATTTGATTTCAACAAGCCCGGCAGACCCGACCAGTCCATCAGGACTCGCTCCGCTCATTGCAATTGACGGATGGGCAACAAAACCAATTTCATCAACCAGAACATCAGCGTTAATTTCGTAACGCGCCCTGGCGAACGGCTCAAGATCAGTTCCGCGCTGCATGGCAGCATTGCTGAACGATTCTGCGGGCGATCCCGTCATGCGCTCGGCAACAAGTTGCGCCATGTAGTTTTTGCGGCTGGCCGAAGGCCCGGTTTTGGTCTTTGCAACAACATCCTTGATGCGCGATGCAGTAACCTTCCCGGCTCTTTCTGCAAACCATTCTGGTGTGCGCTGTTCCATCATGCGGCCTCTGCAATAGTTGCCTTGGCTTTATCCTTGGCTTTCACAATGAGAGACATTCCCTCTTTAGACTTCGCCTCTTCTGCAATGCGGTATGCGGTTTTGTATTTCTCTTGCAGAGACTTCATGTCTGTACATGCAAGCAGTTCTTCGATATACGGAACAGCGTCAAAATCTTCCGATTGATAACGCGACTCCTCGTCCTCGCCTGTTTCAATGTTGAACAGCTTTAGCATTGCGTATTTAGTTGCGTAACTCATGGCCTTGCCAGGGGCTTTGTCGCCGTTGTCCAATGCGTGCGCCGAAACCTGCATGGAAACCTTGTCATCAGGCTGTTCGATATTCACAAAGTCGATTTGATACGTCGCCTCATAAAGCCGCTGTTTGGCTTCCGGCTCTTTTTGATTGAAGACAGACGACAGGACAGACGGAACAATTACAACGCCGCATTCAATCAGGGCGTTGCGAACCATCCCTGTAACTGCATCGTGCGTCACCGCCTTGTAAGAACCTGCTGCACCGGCAGAAACATTCTTATCCTTCTGGACATAGCCAATCTTGCGGCGCACTTCGTTGATGCGTTGATAGATGTTCATAGCCCAACCTCTTCAAAATATTTGTTAATCATGTTTGCCGTTGCTTGCGCTCGGTCAAAACCTTCGATTGCCACTTCATCGCCATCCCTGTCTGTTGCATACATGCCGATGACAGAAAACGAATCAATCTCTTCGTTGAACTCAACGCGCCCTGTCAAAAATACTTCTCCTTGGTCAAGATTGATTGCCGCAGAAACGTCTTTTCCAAACTCGACCCATTCCTGCCACTTGTCTGTAATCTCAAGCGTCTGAGCGTACTCAATGGCGTTCATTCGTCTTTCCCTCCGCTTACGTTAATCCGTGCCTCAAGGCTGAAAATCATGTCGTCAAGCACCTGGATTGCCTTGTCTGCTCCGATCCTGCAATTCCCCGCGAGATTGGCCTGATGCAGTTCATCTCTGCGCTTGCGGATCAGCGAAAGGCATTCTTCGTCGCTGACTGCAGGGTTGTTCCAAGCATCCATGACCATTTCATTCCCCTTGGCGAATGTGCGTATCAGCAACCGAACAGATATGCAGACGGTCGTTGATCCACAGACCTTTGTTGTTCAGGCACGAAAGCCACGTTTCTTCCAGCTTGGCGACCTTGCGCGATTCAGCCTTGGCCTTGTGTTCTGCGTCATCGGCAGCAATCGCTTTGTCTGCGACGTATTGAACAAGGATGATTGCCGCCAGAAAGAGGATGATTGACAGGCCGACATTCACACACCATTCCGTCATTCCGGCGAAATCCCAAGCGCGGCGCAGGTTCTGGCGGCGGAACTTGGAGTAAAGAGTGATACTCATGCTGCCTCCTTCTGCGCTTCTGCTGCGTAGTCATCGGAAACCTCAAACATGACCTGAAGGCCGGTCACAGACAGGTCGTCTAGCGTGTCCATCATATTGAACACCCAAGGATCTTGATTGGCGTCAGGGTGAATCTCTGTCTTTAGGTAGCCATAAAGGGCTTGCATCACGAGGATTGCCTGATCGCGTGTCATGCGCTGGATTTCCATCATTCGCCTCCTGGTTATCCCCCGACCCCGCGCCTTTTCGCCAAGACATATGCAGGGCCGGGAGATTCGTTAATCGCTTCACAGTGGTTCTCCGCTTCGCTCATGCCCCCGCAGAGGCCGTCTTGCTAACTTCGATTCGTCGCTCGGACGTTTTGCTGTGTTAAGTGGATTATAGGCGTAGCGATAAAGAAGTCAAGAGGGTAATAAAAAAATCTATCGCCATGCCTTTACTTTTGCATATCGCGATGCCTATAATGCCGCAGGAGGTTTCGCACATGACTACAGAAGAACTAATCAATCACTTCGGAACGCAGCAGAAAGCGGCAAGGGCTATCGGTATTTCGCAGCCTAGCGTCGCAGGCTGGATCAAGGCAGGGAGCATCCCGCTTCCTCGCCAGTACCAGATCCAGGTGATTACTGGAGGCGCATTACAGGCCGACAAGAAAGCTGCCTAGAGCATAGGCAAAGAAAAACCCCGGTTTGCTCGGAGCGGCTAACTCCACCGGGGTTGTGACTTACTAGGAAACATTATGAACGAAAAGGAAGCATACAGCAACCTTGTATTAAGGAAGCTGCGATTTCAAGCCAGCAAAGGGCTTGATGTTCAGGTACGAGACTACGGTCTTTTCCCGCATCAGGTTGATCTGGTCGGATGGGCTTTGCGCCGTGGCCGTGCTGCGATATTTGCAGATACCGGACTAGGCAAAAGCCGGATGCAAGTAGCGTGGGCTGACACGGTATGCCGTGAAACTGGCGGTGATGTGTTGATCCTTGCTCCTCTTGCTGTTGCCGAGCAGACGGTAGAAGAGGGCGAATCCATCGGGGTGAAGGTAAATCACGCCCGTGACGGCGCTGATATTCAGCCTGGAATCAATATTACCAACTACGCCAGATTGCATCGTTTTGATTGCTCTCGCTTTGTCGGCGTAGTTCTCGACGAATCCAGCATCATCAAGCATCACACATCCAAGACGCTGCAAATGCTTCTCGATGTGTTTGAGCATACCGAATACAAGCTTTGTGCCACTGCTACGCCAGCGCCTAACGATTGGACTGAGCTAGGCACTCACGCGCAATTCTTGGGTGTTCGCACTCAATCAGAGATGCTGGCCGAATTCTTTGTGCATGACGGCGGAGACACTGGAACATGGCGGCTGAAAGGCCATGCAAAGCACGTTTTCTGGCGTTGGGTAGCGTCTTGGGGGGCTTTGGTTCGTTCCCCAGCTGATCTTGGGCATGACGCATCCATGTATCAGCTTCCTCCTTTGGAGGTCTTTCAGCATACGGTAAAGAGCGAAATGGAGCCTTTGCCTGGGATGTTGTTCGCTCTTGAGGCATCAAGCCTCATGGAGCGCAGGGATGCTCGTAAGGCTTCGTTAGAAGCACGGGTAAAAGAGTGCGCCGATATGGTCAATTCCGACAATCAACCGTGGATTGTTTGGTGTGACCTTAACGACGAAGCAGACGCATTAAAAATGGCAATTCCTGGCGCTGTTGAGATTCGCGGCAGCGATGAGGATGAGACAAAGGAAAAGCGGTTACATGACTTTGCACACGGAAATATCCGCGTACTGATTACAAAGCCAAAGATTGCCGGGTTCGGCCTGAACTGGCAGCACTGCGCTCGTATGGCTTTTGTCGGCGTAACTGACTCTTTCGAGGCTTATTACCAAGCCGTTAGACGTTGCTGGCGATTTGGTCAAAAACGCCCGGTTCATGTGCATATCTTTGCATCCGAGCAGGAAGGTTCGATTGTTTCCAACCTTCAGCGAAAAGAGGCTGATGCACGCGCTATGTCTGATGCGCTATCTACGGAAACCCTAGAAGCGGTGCGCTCTGAAGTTCTTGGATTCTCGCGTGAATCAAACGAATACAACCCGGCACTGAATCAGATCGTGCCTGACTTCCTGAAGGTGGCCTAAATGAATACCGTACTCAATCAATCCATTGGCGAAAACTACGCGCTTTATCACGGCGATTGCGTTGAAGTGTTGCGTGGAATTCCTACGCATTCCGTTGATTACTCGATCTTTTCCCCTCCGTTTGCCAGCCTCTACACCTACAGCAATAGCCCTAGAGACATGGGAAATGTGCGAAATGATGCGGAGTTTTTCGAGCAGTTTGATTATCTCGTCAAGGAATTGCTACGGGTAATCAAGCCTGGGCATAACGTCAGCTTTCATTGCATGTTGCTGCCGACTAGCAAAGAGCGTGACGGATATATCGGTCTTAAGGATTTTCGCTCCGATCTAATCAAGGCATTCCAGAAACACGGGTTTATTTTCCATTCCGAAGTTGTCATTTGGAAAGACCCGGTGACGGCCATGCAGCGAACCAAGGCACTAGGTCTGCTGCACAAGACTATCCGCACTAATGCCAGCATGTGCCGCCAAGGAATCCCTGATTACTTGGTGACGATGCGTACCCCTGGCGATGTTGTTGATCGTGTAGCGCACGGGACGGATCTGCCAGTTGATGAATGGCAGAAACTTGCCAGCCCTGTCTGGATGGATATTAACCCGTCTGACACGCTGCAATACGCCAGCGCAAGGGATCATGACGATGAGCGCCACATTTGCCCGTTGCAGCTTGAAGTTATCAGACGCGGAATCCGTCTGTGGTCTTTGCCGGGGAATGTAGTCCTTTCTCCGTTTGCCGGAATTGGATCGGAAGGCTTCACGGCAATTCAGATGGGCCGCAAGTTCATCGGTGCCGAACTGAAAGCCAGCTATTTCAATCAGGCGGCAAAGAATCTGGCTAGCGCCCATACCAGCACTCAGGACTTGTTTGCTGAGGTGGCGTAATGGCCCGTATTCGCACAATCAAGCCAGAATTTCCTCACTCGGAAAGTATGGGCCGAGTATCAAGGGACGCTCGGCTGCTGTTCATTGAATTATGGACACTCTGCGACGATTCGGGGAGGGCTCGCGGAAATTCGCGAATGCTCGCGAGCCTTCTTTTTCCATATGACGACGACGCGCCAGAGTTGATCGACAACTGGCTTGACGAACTTGATCGCGAAGGCTGCATTGTTCGCTATCAGATCGACTCAGATAGTTACGTCCAAGTATGTAACTGGTTGAATCATCAGAAGATTGACAAGCCTTCAGCGTCGAAAATACCTGAATTCGACGAATCCTCGCGAATCCTCTCGAATCCTCGCGAACGTTCGTTGTTGGATCAAGGATCAAGGATCAAGGATCAAGGATCAAAGGACCACTCTTCCGCTACGCCTGACGGCTTCGCTGAGTTCTGGTCAGCCTATCCAAAGAAGGTAGGCAAGGGTGCTGCTCAAGCTGCATGGAAAAAGCACAAGCCCGACCTAGCGATATGCATTGCTGCGATTACGACCGCAAAAGCCTCCCGCGACTGGCAGAAGGAAAACGGCCAGTACATCCCGAACCCTGCGACATGGCTGAACCAGATGCGGTGGGAGGACGGCGAGACTGTTGCCGCTACTCCGGCTGAGTTCGACATGCAAGCATTCCTGCGGAGTAAAGGGCTATGAGCGTCAATAACCTGCTCAACTCTCTCGACCGAGTTAGGAAGATGGGGCCGGAGCGTTGGCTTGCCTGTTGCCCTGCCCATAACGACAAATCCCCGTCCCTTGCTATCCGCGAACTATCGGACGGCGCTGTTCTCGTTCATTGCTTCGCCGGTTGCTCTGCTCACGAAATCGTTAGCGCAGTCGGCCTGGATCTGTCGGAACTGTTCCCCGAAAAAACTGAGCATCACGTTCCGAGACAGAAATATCCGTTTAGCGCACGCGAAGCATTGGCCGCATTGGTGCCAGAAACGCTCATTGTGGCGTTAATCGGCAAGCAGATGAGCAAGGGTATTCGGAACGATGAAAAAACGCAGCAGGCGTTGATTACGGCAGTTTCGCGTATCAGTGCAGCGCATTCGTATGTGGAGGGGCTATGAACGCACTCGACAAGATTGTGGAGATGTTCCCCGGTCGCCTGGACAAGATCGACCTTTCCGCATACCGAGATGATACATATCAGCCTCGCGTCAAGTGCGCCACGGAATACGGCGATGCGCTGAAGAAGCGTTTGACGCAGCCGACGATATGGGGTGCTAAGTCCGGTTTCCTATGTGACTCCTATTTCCGGTTCCGTCCGCGTGAAATGACGATATGGACGGGCTACAAGGGACACGGCAAGTCTGCGGTTTTGTCCCAAGTCCTGCTCAAGTTCATGCAGTCAGGACAAAAGGTGTTCGTCTGTTCTCCTGAATTTCACCCAGTTGAATTGATGTTTCGCTTCCTGGTGCAGTGCCTCGGATGCTCGACGCCTAGCGAAGAAGAAGCAGACGTACTCCTAGAGTTCTTCACCGATACGTTGTGGGTCTATGACGTACAGGCCAGCTTAAAACCTAACGACGTTGCTCCGCTGTGCCGGTGGGTCTGCGAAAACATTAAACCGGATCACATCGTCATTGATAGCTTGATGAAGTGCGGGATTAGCCCTGACGACTATTCGTCGCAGAAAACGCTTGTGGATCAGGTTCAGTCGGTTGCCCATAACAACCCCGTCCATATCCATCTCGTTGCCCATGCCCGTAAGGGGCATTCAGACGAAGCGCCTGCACGACTGCATGACATTAAAGGCGCGTCTGAAATCGCAGACATGGCGGAAAACGTCATTTCTGTATGGCGTAACAAGCCAAAGGAAAAGGCAAGGGACGGTTCAAAAGATATTGAGCCTGACGCCATGTTCATTGTTGAAGCGCAGCGGAATTGTGGCGGGGAAATCGGGGTAAATCCTCTCTGGTTCAAGCGGGACGCGATGATCTATTTCGAGCCGCATAAGGATTGGAGAGATTACGTTTCCATTGGACGGACGGAGGTGGCGCTATGAACATCACCAAAGGACCGATGTTGGAAGAGTACGCAAAGAACCGAGACATTCCTATTGCTGAAGTCTTGGAGTGGGCTAACCAGATCGTGAATCAGCCGCATCTCTGCATGGCAGAACTAGCCAAGACGGAAAAGGAGCGATTCGCAGACTTCGTGGCGTACATCAAGCACATGAACGCGAACAGCAGCAATGCCAGGATTCGCGCATCCATCGCAGAAAGGAAAGCAGCATGATCCTCGACGCCGACATACAGGAAGCCTACGAAGAACGCGCCGCGATTCTGCAATACGACGCCGGTTATCCGAAAGAGAAAGCCGAAGCCCTGGCGATGGCAGAGGCGATGAATTGGCAGAAGGAGCGCAATGGTGAGTGAGAAATGTCCGACCTGTGGAGCGCGAAAGAAGCGCACATTGCCGCAGAACGCCCGACTTCATGCGCTATTCACCGAACTAGCCGCGAACGTCACTGCTGCCGACAACCTGTACCACCCGGCTTTGTGGTGGAAAACCATGTGCAAGGCCCAATGGCTAGGGTTTGACGAATTCCGCAAGCCTGACGGTTCAGTGATTCAAGTCCTGCGCTCTACGTCTGATTGTGACGTTGAAGAACTGACCAACTTTATGAACGAAGTAGAACGGTATGCCGCCAAGCGTGGGGTGTATCTCGATGATGTGTGGGGGCAAGCGGCATGAGCCTAAAGCGTTGCAAGGTCTGCAAAACACAGTTCCGACCAACCCGACCTATGCAGCCAACCTGCCACAAGTACGAATGCCAAGTTTCCTACGCTCAACAGGTAGCAGACAAGGCAAAGGCAAAGCGGGAGAAGGTTGAACGTGCAGCAGACAGGCAGAAGCGGGAAAAACTCAAGACTAGATCGGATTGGATAAAAGATGCCCAAATTGCATTTAATGCTTACATCAGAGGCAGGGACGCTGGACGGCCTTGTATTTGCTGCGGCAGGACGCTCACTTCCGATGGAGTGGGAGGAGCTTATGACGCAGGCCATTACCGCAGCGTCGGAAGCGCTCCGCATCTCAGGTTTGACGAGCGCAACTGTCACGCGCAGTCGAAGCAATGTAACCGTTACGGTGCAGGCAGAGCAGTCGATTACCGCATCGGGCTTGTCGCTCGGATCGGACTTGACGCGGTTGAAGCCCTGGAACGGGATCAATCAACAGCCAAATGGACTATCGACCAACTCCGAGAAATCCGAGACACCTACCGAGCAAAGCTAAAGGCGCTGAAGAATGGCACTCCCTAAACACCTATACGCCGACCCGCTAACCATCCTCCTAAACGCCGAGAAACGCTCTTGCCGTGGATGCGCTTTCTACGGTGAGGAAATGGGAGTGAAACAGTGCGACTTAAAGCCAAGAGAGAAGCAAGCACGGATTCGGAAATGCAGTCTTTACGCAAACAAGAGAAAGGAAGGCGACAAATGAGCGAGATTAACGAAGCAAGAGAAAACTGGCGTTTAGACAAGCTTTCAATTGAGTTTCAAAGATACGGAGAAGATAAGGGCAAATATACAGGCTCTATCAGGTTTCAAAATGGCGAGTTTGAATCGTTCAGTTTCAATGTTCGGCCCGATATGGCACAGCCTTACATTGATCTGATTGCTGAAGATATTGTAAAGGCGGCATCCAATCTTGGAGAAAGGCTTTTGCTTAGTCTTGGCCTGCCAAAGGAAGGCGACAAATGAAATATCGCAAAAAGCCGGTGGTTATTGAAGCTAGGCAATGGTTCAAATCAGGCGACCATCCAGAAGTAAGAAATATTGCTTTTTTAGACGACATGTATTTCACGGGAATGGGTGGAGCGACCATCGTAAATCGTGATGAATACGGGGTGATTGGAACTCTAGAAAGCCCGAAGCATCTTGTTTCGCCTGGTGACTGGATTATTACCGGCGTTAAAGGCGAGTTCTACCCATGCAAGCCTGACATTTTCGAGATGACTTATGAGGTGGCGGAATGAGCGACAACGGAACGGCAATGCTGGAAGAAGAGTGGGCAGCAGAAATCGCCATGAGCGAGGCCCGCAATCGACAGGTGGCAGGCGGTCACTACAAGGAGATGGGCGTTGAGCCTTGGGACGTGATCGACACATGGCCTATAGAGCAGCAGATCGGGTACTACCGTGGAAACCTCCTGAAATACACCATGCGAATGGGAATGAAAGACCAGTCGGCACAGGAGATTGCCAAAGCAGCACACTACGCACAGAAGCTGCAGGAAGTCTTGGCGCGTACCTAAATCGGGTACAACTGTACCTAAATTGAGTACGACTGTACTAAAACTCGGAACAATAAGGATAAGACATGGGCGCACTAGAGAGACTTGCAGAAGCACAGATCAGCAGCAACCTTGCAGACGACTACATGAAGCTTTCGGATGTGGATTATCTGCGGGCTTCCGGTTGGGCGGCGCAGATCAACCCTGACGGACTGATGTTGTATCGCCTGAAGTACGCAAACGACCATACGGAATACGCGCAAACGCTTCAGCGCATGTACGCATTGGCCGTAGGCAAGGCTTTCAAGATGCGCCTGACCATTTCCTCCCAAGAGATAAACGAACTCGCTGAAAACACGCTAAGGCATTGGATTGTTCCTGTTTGCCCCGCATGTCTTGGTCGTGGATATGAGAAGTTCCCGAACTCACCGACGCTATCCGACCGCGAATGCAAGCACTGTGAAGGAACGGGCAGGCTGTCTCTGGACAGGGCAGTGAAAAGTCACCTGAAGCTGGCCGAGTGGCTGCAGTTCAAGATGGATTCCGTAACGGGGGCGTTTGTTGCTTCCGCCAGGAATTCGACGGAGACATACTAGATCTAGTGGAGTGCTTGCAATTTACAACTAGATGTAGTATTTTGTATGCACTCAAACCAATAATTCAAACAAGAGACCGCCCCCTGTGGGGGTAGTTCGCCCAAAATTTACCTATACGCATGGCGATTTAAGCTACATCGGGCAGTCGGAGTAACGGGGCTAACGCTACCAAACGATGCGCTGAAATGCGAAATTCTCCTATAAGTCGCCAGCCGTATAGGTGAATGCGCAGGCTGATGCGCCGTGACTACAGTAGTGCGCGCTTCACGGGGCTTGCTACAACCCTGTGCCGGAGATCAGCACCGGCCACCTATAAATGATTTCTTGTGGCGGCAGCAATGCCAGTGCTTAGGTGCTGTTGGACGCAACACACAAGATGACAGCCGGGAAAGACCGGCACCAACATTCCGAAAGCCGGACTTAGCACGGAATAGCCCTATGACGGCGTAAGGTAAAAGTTTTTATCTTACGTTAGCAGGGAGTGCGTAGATTGGTGTGGCAAGCCATTAACCGGGTCAAACAGCCTACATACCACTAGCAGTACCAAAAGCCTCGGTTCCTAACGGTTCCGGGGCTTTTTCATTTCTGGTTCCGAATTGGCAACACAGCTAGAGCAGCACATAGAGGAATTGGCTTATGGCGGTTGGATCGACCGCAAGCCAACCCTAGATGATTACGAAGGCAACTGAGCCATAAATCAGTGGAGCGAAAGCGAGAATGTCATGGAAGCAGAAAACGATAAAGCTTTGACTGGAAAGGAAAACAGCCAAAGCTACGCACAAAGACGCAGGGCAGAGAAGAAAGAGGCTCTAAGAGACTTCCTCTCAGGCCAGAAATACATAGAAGCAATCAACAACGACCTGTCCCGCGATGACATTACTAGCGAAGAACTCCCTGTAATCAAGTTCAAGACTGAAACGCGCCTGAAGCTGCTTGCCAAGGTTCTCCCTGACGTAAAGGCAGTTGAACTAACGGGAGAGAACGGCGGCCCTGTTCGCGTTGTTGCATCAGATATTGACGAAGCACTGTGAAACTCACCGCAAAGCAGGAAGAAGCGCAGAAGGTACTGGCAGGCAACGCAACGCACCTGATGCTGTTTGGTGGTTCCCGTAGTGGCAAGACATTCCTCCTGACTCGCAATGTAGTCATGCGTGCGCTAAAGGCTCCACAAAGCAGACACGCAATCCTCCGCTTCCGCTTCAACGCTATCAAAGCGTCGATTGTGATGGACACCTTCCCCAAGGTCATGTCCATTTGCTTTCCTGGCGTCAAGTACACCCTGAGCAAGACAGATTGGTTTGCAGAACTGGAGAACGGTTCGCAAATCTGGTTTGGCGGGCTTGATGACAAAGAGCGTACAGAAAAGATACTCGGCATGGAATTCGCCACGATCTACCTGAACGAATGCTCACAGATTCCTCAAGGCTCAAGAGACATTGCAGTAACCCGCTTGGCGCAACAGGTCACGCAGATCATTGGCAACAGACAGGACAAGCCGCTGAAGCCTCGCATGTATTACGACTGCAACCCGCCTAGCAAGGTGCATTGGTCGTATCGCATGTTCGTAGAGAAGCGCGACCCTGAGACAAAGAAGAGTCTTTCCAATCCTGAAGACTACGCATGTTTCCAGATCAACCCGCAGGACAACGCCGAGAACATCAGCGCAGGGTATCTAGAGACTCTGCAGAACCTGTCTAGTAGGCTGCAGAAACGCTTTCTAAAGGGCGAGTTTGCAGACGCCAACCCTAACGCACTCTTCCACGAAGAAGACATAGACAAGTGGCGCAGCCTGGACGGAAAGCAGCCTGATTTTGTCCGTGTCGTGGTAGCGGTTGATCCTTCCGGGTCTGGCGATGTGGATAACGCCGATAACGACGCCATTGGCATTGTTGTGTGCGCTCTTGGAACTGATGGTAACGCTTATCTGTTGGAAGACTGCACTGTAAAGGCTGGCCCTGCAACGTGGGGCAAAGTCGCTGCTGATGCTTACGACCGGCACTCGGCTGATGTGATCGTTGGAGAGACGAACTACGGCGGCGAGATGGTCAAGCACACCATCCAAACCGCAAGACCAAGAACGCCATACAAAGCAGTTTCCGCAACTCGTGGCAAGGTTGTTCGTGCTGAACCCATCTCTGCCCTGTACGAACAAGGCAAGGTCAGGCACGCAGGCGAATTCCCCGAGCTAGAAGACGAGCTAGTGGCGTTCTCTACCGTTGGTTACATGGGCGAACGAAGCCCGAACCGTGCAGATGCCCTTATTTGGGCGCTGACAGAACTATTCCCAGGCTTGACCAAGGCAGCAAAAAAGGTCGAAGCCAAGACACCGAGTTACGCCCCGCCAGTCTCCCAAGGCTGGATGGGCTAACAACGCCCGTCGTGATGACGCGCTTTCCCGTAGCTGGAGCCTTTCCGAATGACTGACGAAAAACTTATTGAAGAAGCAAAAAAGCGATTCGCCAAGTCCGTAGAGGCGGAAGCAGAAAACCGGAAGAACTGGATTGATGACGTTCAGTTCTATTCCGGCGAACAATGGCCGACCGAAATCCGCAAGAGTCGTGAGTTTGATTCACGCCCCTGCCTGACGGTCAATCGCCTGCCGCAGTTCGTCCGTCAGGTCACTAACGACCAGCGCCAGAACCGGCCTAGCATCAAGATTCGCCCCGCTGACGACAACGCCGACCCTGAGACTGCGGAGATTCTGCAGGGTCTTGTGCGTCACATCGAGAGCAACAGCAACGCGGATCAGGCTTACGACAACGCCTTTTTCTATGCTGTGACTGGTTCGTTCGGCTATTTCCGCATCGTTACGGACTACGCCTCAGATAACTCGTTCGAGCAAGAGATATTCATCCGGCGCATTGCCAATCCTCTGAGTGTTTATGGAGATGCAGACTCCAACGAGCCGGATGGCAGCGACTGGAACTATTGTTTTGTCGTGGAGGAAGTGCCACGCGACGCTTTCGAGGCTGAGTACGGCAAAGAGACTGTTGCCGATTGGGATCAAGGTTCCGGTTCTGATGGTGGATGGGTCACAAAGGAAGTTGTCCGCGTTGCCGAGTATTACTACGTCGAAACCAAGAAGGCAAAGATCTATCTTCACGCCGATGGCTCCGTGTCTGAGGAACCTGGCGCAGACCCGGTGTTTCCCGACCTTGATAGCCGCGAAGTGTCCAAGCGCGTCGTCAAGTGGGCAAAGATCGGTGGCGACAAGGTACTCGACAAGACCGACCTTCCGGGAACGTACATCCCTGTCATTCCGGTCTATGGCGACGAAGTAATCATTGATGGGAAGAAAGAACTCATCTCCCTGATCCGCTTCGCCAAAGATCCTCAGCGAATGCTTAATTACTGGCGTTCGACCGAAACGGAACTTGTAGCACTACAGCCCAAAGCCCCGTTTGTTGTCGCAGAAGGCCAACTAGAAGGCTACGAAGGCGAGTGGAAGCAGGCCAACACAAAGAACTTCGCCTATCTCACGTACAACCCCGTCGATGTCAATGGCAATCAGGTTCCTGCCCCGCAGCGCCAAGGATTCGCCGCGCCTCCTTCTGGTGTTCTGCAGGGTGCGCTTAACGCTGAGTCTGATCTAAAGAGCGTTACCGGCATCTATGACGCTTCCCTAGGTGCCAAATCGAACGAAACGAGCGGCAAGGCGATTCTTGCCCGTCAGAAGGAAGGCGACGTTTCCACCTTCCACTTCATCGACAACATGACTCGCGCAATTCGGCAGGCTGGCCGGATTCTCGTTCAGTACATCCCCGCGATTTACGACACCCCGCGAGTTGTCCGCATCCTTGGCGAAGACGGCACGGAAGAAATGCGCCAAGTCAATCAGCCAGTCATCGAGAAGGACGAGCAAGGCAACCCGGTTGAGCGCATCTATGACCTTGGCTTGGGTACGTATGACGTTGTATGCGCTGCAGGCCCGTCTTACTCGACTCAGCGACAGGAAGCCGCTGCGAGTATGCAAGCAATCCTGCAGGCAGCACCGCAACTGATGCAGGTTGCCGGTGATCTGTTGGTGAAAAACCTCGATTGGCCGGGGGCTGACGAACTCGCAGAACGTCTGAAGAAGACCATTCCGCCTGAACTCCAAGACGAGGAAGAACAGCAAATCCCGCCGCAGGTTCAGCAAGCAATGCAGCAGATGGAACAGGCTATCCAAGAGCGTGAGCAGATGATTCAGCAGCTTATGCAGGAACTGCAATCGCTCAAGGCGCAGGAAGGCAACGACCAAGCGAAGGTCGCTATAGACGCCAAGAAGGTTGAGATTGACGCTTACAAGGCTGAAACCGACCGCCTGAAGGTCAAACTGGAAGCGCAAGCCGCTCAGGTTGAGATTGACAAGGCAAACATAGAACAAGCCATTAGCTCAGAGTCGTCCAGTGCGGTTAATGAAACGCTTGCACAGGTCGCACAGATGCAGCAGGTAATAGCTCAGACGTTGCAATCCATGCAAGCCGTTGCACCGCAGACCGCAAAGGTCAAGCGTGCAAGAGCCGTGAAGCAGCCTGATGGATCGTGGGCTATGGAATCGGTCGAAGAGGCTGCCCCGCAGATGCCTGTTGCTATCGAAGAACTGCCGGAAGGTGAAATGTAATGGCTGACAACATTGGATATACGCCAGGAACAGGCGCAACCGTTGCTGCTGATGACGTTTCAGGCGTTCTCTATCAGCGTGTCAAACTCGCCTTTGGCGCTGATGGGTCGGCTAATGATGTAGCAAGCGGCAATGGGCTTCCTGTTGATACCGGACTGACTCAAC